GATTGCTGACGGGACAAAGATTGATTTGATTCTTTTGGATTACATTGATTGTGTGGTACCTGAAAGTTCAAGTAAAGATGAGTGGAAAGCTGAAGGGTCGGTAATGAGAGGTTTTGAGGCGATGTGTCACGAACTATCATTGGTTGGATGGACCGCAACCCAAGGGAATAGAAGTTCAATATCTTCTGATGTTGTTACTACAGACCAAATGGGTGGTTCTATTAAGAAGGCACAAGTTGGACACGTTATTATTTCTGTTGCGAAAAGTCTACAACAAAAAGAAATGAACTTGGCGACAATAGCAATTACCAAATCACGTATTGGTAAAGATGGGGTTGTGTTTGAGAACTGTAAGTTCAACAACGAACTACTTGAAATAGATACTGAAAGTTCAGTAACTTTCTTAGGTTTTGAAGAACAACAAGAAGAAAGAAAACGTGATAGAGTTAAAGAACTCTTAGAAAAGAGAAAACAAAGAGAAGAACAAAAACAATAATATAAACTAAAAAAAAAAGAAGAATTATGGACGCATCACAAAGGATATTGTCAGATTTAACTGTTTACATGAAGTACGCTAAGTTCGTTCCTGAATTAAACAGACGCGAAACATGGGAAGAATTGGTAACCCGTAATATGGAAATGCATATTAAAAAATACCCGTCATTAAAAAACGAGATCAAAGAAGTGTATGAAATGGTATATGATAAAAAAGTATTGCCGTCAATGAGGTCACTTCAGTTTGGTGGGAAACCAATTGAAATTTCTCCAAATAGAATTTACAACTGCGCTTATCTACCAATAGATCATTTAGATGCGTTTTCAGAATCTATGTTCTTATTATTAGGTGGAACAGGTGTTGGATATTCAGTTCAAAAACATCATGTTGAAAAATTACCTGAAATTAGAAAACCAAATCCAAAATATACAACAAGATTTTTAATTGGAGATTCTATTGAAGGATGGGCAGATGCTATTAAAGTGTTAATGAAATCATATTTTGGTAAGGCATCCTCAACAATATTGTTTGATTATTCTGATGTTAGACCAAAGGGGTCTAGACTTGTAACTTCAGGTGGTAAAGCACCAGGACCTCAACCATTAAAAGATTGTATCTATAAGTTAACAACTATGTTAGAATCAAAAAATGATGGTGAAAAATTAACACCAATTGAGGTTCATGATATGGTTTGTCATATTGCTGACGCTGTGTTGGCAGGTGGAATTAGAAGAGCGGCTCTTATCTCGTTGTTTAGTGCTGATGATCAAGAAATGATATCTTGTAAGTCAGGTTCTTGGTGGGAAAAAAATCCACAAAGAGGTAGAGCAAATAATTCAGCGGCATTAGTTAGACATAAAATTACAAGAGAGTTCTTTATGGATTTATGGAAGCGTGTTGAAGCTTCAGGAGCAGGAGAACCTGGTATCTACTTTACAAACGATAAAGATTGGGGAACAAACCCTTGTTGTGAAATCGCATTGAGACCAAATCAATTCTGTAATTTATGTGAAGTAAATGTTTCTGACATTGAATCACAAGAAGACCTAAACGCTCGTGTTAAAGCTGCCGCGTTCATCGGAACACTTCAGGCGGGTTACACTAACTTCCACTATCTTCGTGATATTTGGAAAAGAACAACTGAGAAAGATGCATTAATTGGTGTATCTATGACAGGTATCGGTTCAGGTATTGTTTTGGGTTATGATATGAAAGAAGCGGCTAAAGTTGTTAAAGAGGAAAACTCAAGAGTTGCGGAATTAATTGGTATTAACAAATCGGCTCGTACTACAACAGTAAAACCTGCAGGAACAACCTCATTAACTTTAGGAACATCATCAGGTATTCATGCCTGGCACAACGATTATTACATCCGTAGAATTCGTGTAGGTAAGAATGAATCAATTTACCATTACTTAATTAATAATCACCCTGAATTGGTTGAAGATGAATTCTTCCGTCCACATGATACTGCGGTTATTTCGGTTCCACAAAAAGCACCTGAAGGTTCAATATTAAGAACTGAAAGTCCGTTTCAACTATTAGAAAGGGTTAAGAAAATCACACAAGAATGGATTAAACCTGGACATAGAAATGGTTCAAATAGTCACAATGTGTCGGCAACAATTAGTTTAAAACCTGAAGATTGGGAATTAGCTGGTGAGTGGTTTTGGAATAATCGTGATTTTTACAACGGTTTATCTGTACTTCCGTATGATAATGGAAGTTATATCCAAGCTCCTTTTACTGATTGTACTAAAGAAGAGTATGAAAAATTATTTTCAAAACTACATTCAATTGACTTATCAAAAGTTATTGAATTGACAGATGAAACAGATTTAAGTGGTGAGTTGGCGTGCGCTGGAGGAGGATGTATTATTACTTAATAGTAATTATCTAATTAATAATAATAATGGGTGTGAAGTCATAAAAAAACTTCACACCTTTGTATTTATATAATATATTACTATATTATGATAATGTACATCTACAAGATAACAAATATAAAAAACAAAAAGTTTTATATTGGTAAAAGTAAAAATGTTGAAAAACGATGGAAACAACATTTGTCGTTGGTTGGAAAAAAAAGACATCCATTATATGATGCAATAAAAAGTTATGGAATTGAAAATTTCAAATTAGAAATTATTGATTGTAATGAAGAAACAATGATAGACGAGTTAGAAAAAAAATGGATATTAGAAACTAATGCAATAAAACTTGGGTATAATATGACTGATGGAGGTACGGGAGGGGATACTTTTTCCAACAAATCTGAAGAATTAAAAAAAATTACAAGAGATAAATTAAGACAAATAATGAAAGACAATAACCCAATGTTTAACCCAATAATCAAACAGAAACTTAAAGAAATACAAAGCGGGGATGATTATAAAAATAAAATGTCGGAAATTGCGAATTCAAGACGTGAGGATTTTAAAGTAAAAGTTAGTAATGGTTTAAAGTTAGCGTTAAAGTCATCTGAATTAAGAAAAAAATGGAGTGAATGTAAGATAGGTGATAAAAATGGGAGGTCATTAGGTACAATAATTGTTACGGATTTAAATGGAAATGAAACTAAATATGAAACAGCAAAAGATGCTGCAAAAAAATTAGTTGTTACCGCCCATTTAATTAGAGAACATTGTAGAAATAAAACCACATTTCAAAGAGGGATATATAAAGGATGGAAATTTAGATTTGATGATAAAAAATACTGAAGATTGGATAAACCAAGAGCGTGTTAAGAAAATTATGATTAGTAATCATGAACCAACTGATTTTTATTTTGAAGATGGTAAAGTAGTTATGACTGAGTCATACCATATTAAGAGAGGTAGTTGTTGCGGGAATGGATGTAAAAATTGTCCTTATTCTCCAATTCACAAAAAAGGAAACACTACTATATTTATAGACAATGGCTAATGGTGTTACATATGGTATAAATTTTCCCTTCAGAGATTCACGAAGAGGTGACTATTTGGAGTTAACTGAATTTCAGTCTCAAGAAATTAAGGCGGCTTTGATACATTTGTTATTAACCAGAAGAGGATCAAGATATTTTTTACCAGAATTTGGTACTAGATTATATGAATTTTTATTTGAACCATTTGACGGATTAACATTTAACGCAATTGAATCTGACATTAGGGATGCAATTGAAAACTTTATGCCAAATCTATTGGTTAATAGTTTAAGTATTACTCCTGCAGACCCACAAGAAGAGGTGGATATTGCGACAGGACAAAACTTGATTGGGACCAGTGAATCATCAATATATAGATTTCCGGGTAAGGGTACTTCAGAATACACAGCAAAAATAAGAATAGATTACTCAACTAATGGGGCGACATTTGGTCAGAGTGATTTTGTAATTATCAATATTTAAATAAGATGGCGAATAACAGAATATCATATACTAGTAGAGATTATCAGTCAATAAGAACGGAACTTTTAAATTACGCAAAAACTTACTATCCTGATTTAATTCAAGATTTTAATGACGCCTCAGTGTTTACTGTTTTCCTTGATTTAAATGCTGCGGTTGCGGATAACTTGCATTATAATATTGATAGAAGTATTCAAGAAACCGTTTTACAGTATGCTCAACAAAGGTCTTCAATTTACAACATTGCAAGAACATACGGGTTAAAATTACCAGGTCAAAGACCATCAGTATCATTAGTTGATTTCTCAATTACGGTTCCTGCCTTTGGTGATAAAGAAGATGAAAGATATCTTGGAACTTTATCAAGAGGTTCTCAAGTTGTTGGAGCTGGTATTGTATTTGAAAATGTTTATGATGTTGATTTTGCGTCACCGTACAACGCTCAAGGATTTCCAAACAGATTAAAAATTCCAAACTTTAACGCTAATAACATATTAATTAATTATACAATTACAAAAAGAGAACTTGTTGTTAATGGTATCACTAAAGTGTTTAAAAGAGTAATTGGGGCAAATGATGTTAAACCATTTTTTGAATTATTTTTACCCGAAAAAAACGTCTTAGGTGTTACAAGTGTGTTATTAAAAAATGGAACTAGCTATACCAACGTACCAACAACAGCGGAATTTTTAGGTTTAGATAATAGATGGTATGAGGTGGATGCTTTGGCTGAAGACAGAGTGTTTGTTGAAGACCCTACAAAAGTGTCTGACCAACCTGGTATTAAAGTTGGTAGGTACATTCAAACACAAGATAGATTTATTACTGAATACACACCCGAAGGATTCAAAAAGATGACATTTGGTGGGGGTACAAATACCGCTCAAGACCAATTAAACCAATTTACAACATTAGGTGCCACATTAGATTTACAAAGATATAGTAATAACCTTTCGTTAGGTGCAACACTAACACCAAATTCAACTTTATTTATTCAATATAGAGTTGGTGGAGGTTTGGCAACAAACTTAGGAACAAATGTAATTAACTCTATTGGTACCGTATCATTCTTTGTAAATGGTCCTTCCGAAACTACAAACTCATCGGTGGTTAATTCACTGAGGTGTGTTAACGTAACCGCAGCTGTTGGCGGAGCAGGTATACCATCACTTGAAGAGATTCGAAACTATGTTTCATTTAACTTTGCAGCACAAAAAAGAGCGGTAACAGTTCAAGATTATGAATCATTAATTAGAAACATGCCAGCCCAATTTGGTGCACCTGCAAAAGTATCTATCACGGAAAATGATAATAAAATATTAATTCAAATATTGTCATATGATACTTCAGGTAAATTAACCAATATTGTTTCAAACACATTAAGACAAAATATTGCGAATTATTTATCAAACTATAGGATGATGAATGATTATATTTCTATCTTTAGTGCAGAAGTAATTGATTTAAGTATGGACATTTCAATTGTTTTAGATTCCGCACAAAATTCAGGTCAAGTAATTTCAAGTGTCGTTGATAAACTATCGGCGTACTTTAATCCTCAAACAAGACAATTAGGACAAAATGTT